GCATTCGACTCCGCGACGGTCAGAGCATTCGGCTCCGCGACGGTCAGAGCATTCGACTCCGCGACGGTCGAAGCATCCGGCTCCGCGACGGTCGAAGCATCCGGCTCCGCGACGGTCATTCAGACCGTGTATCACGGCGAGAAATTCGTTCCCGTTCTCACCAACAACGCCGTCTGCATCGATCGCCGCCCGGAATCTGACGGCGGCCGTCCGATCGTGCGCGTTGCAGAAGTCAAGACGGAGGCTGTCGCATGACGCGCACGGTCTTCGTATTCGGATCAAATCTCAGCGGCGTTCACGGCGCCGGTTCAGCACTCGAGGCCCACAAGTACTGGGGCGCGGAGATGGGTGTCGGCATCGGCCCAACCGGCAACGCGTACGCGATACCGACGAAGGATCGCGAGATCCGGCACACGCTCCCGCTTCGCGTCATCTCGTTGGCGGTGATGGACTTCATCGACTACGCACGCGAACACACGGACGTGATGTTCATCGTCACACGCGTCGGCTGCGGACTCGCTGGACTCACCGACAACCAGGTCGCGCCGATGTTCGCCGCCGCGATCGATTTGCCAAACGTCCTCATGTGCGACGGCTGGCGCGAGGTGATCACTCAATGAAATTCATCCCATTTGGTGCGTGGCCGGCCGATCGGCCGCGGACGAAGAGCCGTAAGACCTCTCCGACCAAGCGGACTCACGCTCAGCTGCTACGCGAGATCGAGACTGAGCTCACGCGGATCGGAGCAAAGGGCGGCTCCGTTGAAGTCGCGATGACGGCTAACGAACTGCGCCGCGACGGATTGATGTACGCGGGTAAGGCGCCGCGCGACCCGGGCGTGATCCTGCGATTCACAGACAGGGAACGACGCGAAATCGTAATGCCGTCCGACAGGTACACCTCGGTCGAGGGCAACCTGTTCGCGATTTATAAAACACTTGAGGCCCTCCGCACCGTCGACCGCCACGGCGTTGCACTTTCTGGCCAGCAGTACACGGGATGGGCCAAGCTGGGAAGTGGCGGAGGTTCGGACGCTGCGATGTCGCTCGACGACGCTGCCGCAATTGTCATCCGTGAGGTTGAAGGCGACTCGATCGACGCTGCACAGGTAGCGGAAGTCGCGCAGATCATCCAAAGCGGCGCCGGCACAATCACGAAGATGTACGTGCGCAAGGCGCGCCAAATGGCGCACCCGGATTCGGGTGGAAGTGATTTCCGTTTTTCGCGCGTGCAGGCGGCTGTCGCTGTTCTCGCGAAGCACCTGGAGGTGCAGCTCTGATGGCCTCCGCAGCCAAAGCACCCGCCGCGCCAGCGAGACGCATCACGCTGGCCGAGCTCGGCGACGATCTCGCAATCGTTAGCGCGTGGATGGACGAGCACGACGAAGAGATGCGTGCGAACGAAGGCGTCGTGCCCGACGCACTCGCCGCGCTCCTGGAGGAAGTCGAAGGCGAGCTCGGGAAGAAGGTCGAACGTATCGGGCTCTTCATTCGCGCGCTCCTTGCCAAGAGTCAGAGCGCGGCCGCGGAGAAGGCCGCGCTGGCGGCCGAGCTCGCGTTCTATGCTGCACGCGAGAAGCGATTCAACGGTCAAGCTGATTCGCTCAAGAGGTACACGCTCGGGTGTCTCATCCAGATGCACCGGAAGAAGATCGAAGGTGAAACGCTCGACGTCCGCGCGCAGCTCAACTCCGCGCCATCGGTGACGTATCCGCCGATCGCGGAATCGGACCTCAAGGTCCTGCACGAGAACGGCAATCCGTTCGTTACATGCGCAACGATCACGACGTACGCGCTCGCAGGTGACGGCATTGCGGGGGCCTACCAGGCCGCACTCGCCGCGGTTGGTGCGCGCCCCGAGATCGACAGCAAGGATTACCTCGAGGAGTTCGCAACGTGGGACGAGGCAGTGCACCAGCACATGTACGCGGCGGGTGTTCCGACTGGCGTCCGCTTCACGCGAGGCATGCATGTCCGGTTCAGCTGAGCAGTCAGATGCCTCAAATGCAAATTGCCCCCCCCCGAATTCGGTACGTCGTCGAGCTACTCAACCAGGGCGGCGTCGTGAAGTCGGTACGCGTGCGTGGATATCGGCCGACGGTGCACCGGGCCGCGGCGAAGCTCCTGGATTGGGAGAAGGCCGACGCGTATCAGCTGCGCCGGCTGCGCGACCAGAAGGCGATCGATTACCGAGAGGCGAACGTATGAGCGCGGGCGTCAAGCCGAACACGGCCTGGGCGCGCCGGAAACGGGCCGCGCTCCTCGCGGAGCGCAATCGTTTCGAGGACTATTGCCAGAAACGCCGCGGGGGCGGGGGCGTCTGTGGCGGCGAGCTGCAGTATATCTCAGCGCCTGGCGGCGGAATCGTCCTTCGTTGTCCGGCATGCGCGCGCCAGCGGATGGGGGTCTGCCGTGATTGCGATAAGCCTGTCGATGGTAGGCGTGGCTACGCAATTCGCTGCGCGCAGCACAAGGAGGTGGCGAAGCGCGAGCAGATGCGCCGGTCGCAAGAGCTCCATCGCGAGGAGCGACTTGAAAAGGCGCGCGCATCCTACCAACAGAACGACGAGGTGCGGCGTCGGCGGAATGAATACAGGCGGCTCTATCGCAAAGCTCACCCCGATAAAATCCGAGAGCAGAAGCGTCGCGCTGCACTTCGCGACAACGCGGCGAAGAAACACACGCTGGCGTGGCATCGCAAGCACAACAAGAAGAAGGCGCGGATCCTCCGGAAGCGCCAGCAGGCGAAGATCACGTACTATCGCGAGCACCCCGATCGGCCGACGCCGAAGTGTGCGGGGTGCGCGAAATACCTCTCGTGGCAACCGCTGCCGAGCGGCGCATGCGGACGACCGCCCAAATGGTGCGACAGGTGCTGTAACAAATACGAGCTCGCGCGTCGGGTGAAGCATGGTACGTCGGTGACGGCGTCGGATGAGCCGCCGCTGCGCGCGTACGTCCCGTCACTCCGTGAGCTCGAGTCGCAGTACGGCACCAGGACATGCGTCACGGATGGCTGCGACGTAGTAGTCACGCACAGGAAGAAGAAGTGCAGCAAATGCAAAGCGGCCGATGCCGCGGAGGCGGTGCGCCTGCTCGAGCAGCATCGCGGCCGCGGCCGTCGCACGGATCTCGAGCGTGTCGCATGATCGCGCCCTTCCTCGCGTCCAACGCCGGCGCCGCGTTCGTGATCATGCTCGCACTCCTGATTCTCGTCTACTTCGGCGTCGCGTGCGCAGCATGGACGATCACCGGATCACCAAAGCCGCGACGCTCATGGAAGCGCTCCTGGCACTGGCGAGCGCGCAAAGTCCGAATTGCCCAGTCACCGAATCAGCCCGTCGCACCTAGCAATAGACACGATCGCATCACCTCACGCTTCACCTACCCAAGGACCCTGAAATGAACATGTCACTCTCGAGTATCGTCAGACGCCATGATCCGTTGCCGCCGCGCGTCGTATTGTACGGTCCGCACGGCATCGGCAAGACGTCGTTCGGCGTATCCGCGCCGTCGCCCATCGTGATTCGTACCGAGGACGGCCTCGGCACGATGCAGGTGCCGGCATTCCCGCGCGCCACCAATTACCGCGAAGTGATCTCCGCGATCGAGACCCTGTATCGCGAGAAGCACGGGTTCGAGACGGTTGTAGTCGATTCGCTCGACTGGCTCGAGCCATTGGTTTGGGCGCACACCGCATTCGAGAACGGCAAGTCCACGATCGAGGACTTCGGCTTCGGTAAGGGATACAAGTATGCCGACGAATACTGGCAGCAATTCCTGGACGGCCTGAACGCGTTGCGCGCGAACGGGATGACCGTGATCTGCCTCGCACACTCGAACATCAAGCGGTTCGACGCACCGGACACCGAGCCGTACGATCGGTATCAGATCAAGCTGCACGAGCGCGCGTCCAGCTTGGTCCAGGAGTGGGCGGACGTCGTGGGCTTCGCGCACTACGAGATTCACACCGTCGAGACGGACGTCGGATTCAACAAGAAGGTTCAGCGCGGCGTCGGCGTCGGGAACAGGATCCTCTCCACCGAGGAGCGCCCGGCGTACTACGCCAAGAACCGCTTCTCGCTCCCGCCCGACATGCCGCTCTCGTGGAACGCGTTCGTTACGGCGTGCTCCGCGGCTTACGAAGCGGCGGCTGTCGCGCAGCCGGCGCCGGTGCCGGAGCCGGAGATGCACGGCCTCGCGCAGCAGCTCGAGGACATGGACGACGAGGATCTTGCGAAGGATGAACAGGCCGCCGAAGCGGACGAGCGCTCCGAGGACGAGGCAGTCATCGAGGCTATCACCGACTAGCACAACTGCAGCACCGCCCGGAGCGAGCAGGGTGATCGCTCCGGGCATCACCAACCACCCAACAACCGAACTACCTAAGCAAAGGAGCAGTAGCATGTCTGTCGATCTCAACTTCGACGCGAATAACGTTCCACCGACATCGCCGTTCGACCCGATACCGAACAACAACTATCGGGCACATGCGGTCGAGAGCGAAGTCAAGCCGACTGCCAGTGGCACCGGCAAGTACCTGCAGATCACGTGGGAAGTCCTGGACGGCGAGTTCAAGGGCCGGAAGGTGTGGCAGCGCTTGAACATCGTGAACGCAAATGCCCAGGCGCAGGAGATTGCGCAGCGCGAGCTCTCGGCGATCTGCCACGCGACAGGCGTCCTGAAGCTCACCAACTCCTCGCAGCTGCACCATATCCCGGTGATGCTCAAGGTCGTGGTCAAGAAGGATGGCGATCGCGATCCGCAAAACGAGGTGAAGAAGGTCTCGAGCGTGGACGGTGCCAAGCCGATTGCGTCGGGCCCGAGTGCGGGACTGCGGGCGGACCCATCTGCCAGCACCATAGCAGCAACACCGTCGATCGCTCCGGAGAAGGCTCCGGCGTGGGCACGGCAGGCAAAGACTGCGTGACGATGCAGCTTCGACCGTACCAGCGTGAGTGCGTGGACGCCGCCTTCAACTGGGTGTCCACGCACGAAGGCAACCCGCTCCTGGTGATTCCCACCGGGGGCGGGAAGTCGCTCATCATGGGCACGCTGGTGCACGAAGCGTTGGGCAATGCACCAAACGCGAGAGCGCTCATCCTGGCGCACCGCAAGGAGCTGATCGTGCAGAACGTGCGCGCGGTCGCGAGCGTCATGCCATTGGGCCAGATCGGCATCAACTCGGCGGGACTCAAATCACGCGACACGACGTCGCCCGTTATCGTCGCCGGCATACAGTCCGTTGCAAAAAAACCGTACGAGCTCGGCGCATTCGATGTGATACTGATCGACGAGGCGCACCTAGTACCGACCGAAGACGACACGCTTTATCGGAAGTTCATCGACGCGGCGCAGATCCAGAATCCCAACGTGCGATTCATCGGGCTCACCGCCACGCCGTACCGGCTCGGATTCGGAGTACTCCACCGCGGACCCGGTGCACTGTTCACCGACATCGCGTACGAGGCGAGCGTCAAGCAGCTGATCGATGACGGATATCTCTGTCCATTGATCAGTCGCGCAACACTCTCGCAGCTATCGGTCGAAGGTGTCGGCACGCGCGGCGGTGAGTTCGTGCCAGGCGCACTGGAAAAGGCCGTCGACGTCGACGATACCACGCAGGCTGTAGTGCACGAGATGTGCGAGATGTTCCAGGGCCGCAATAAGTGGCTCGTCTTCTGCGCCGGCGTTCAGCACGCGGAGCACGTAGCGGAAGCGCTGCAGGCGGCCGGCATCAAAGCATCGTGCGTGCATGGCAACCTGGACGCCGAGACGCGGAAGAATCGCTTGTGGGACTTCAAGGAGGGTAGGCTTCAGGCGCTCACATCGATGGACGTCTTGACGACCGGGTACGACGAGCCCGCGATCGACGCAATCGCGTTGCTGCGTCCCACCAAGTCCACCGGCCTCTACGTCCAGATGGTAGGCCGGGGATTCCGCCGGCACGCGTCGAAGGAGAATACGCTCATACTCGACTTCGCCGGCAACGTGGCGCGCCACGGCCCAGTAGACGCGATCGACTCGAGCCGGTTCAATGAGAAGGGGAGTGGCGAGGGATCTGTCCCGACCAAGACGTGTCCCGAGTGCCGTTGTATTTGCATGGCCGGCGTCAAGCAATGTCCCGAATGCAATTACGAATTCCCGGAAGCGGAGAACTCGCTCGTCCTGGGCGAGGCGTCGATGCTTCCGATCCTCTCGAGCGAGAAAGCGCCGGTCACGTGGTGGGAAGTGTCCGAGGTCCAGTACCACTATCACCAGCGCGACAACAAACTGCCGAGCATGCGGGTCGAGTACTATCTCGGATACCGTTTGCTCGCCTCTGAGTGGATCTGCTTCGAGCACACGGGATTCGCACGCAGGAAAGCGGAACAGTGGTGGGCCGCGCGCGACACGGATCCACCGCCAGACACGATCGACGAAGCGATTCAACGCGCCCAGGTTGACGACTTCCCGCGGCCGAGCGAGATCGCAACGCAGCCGGACGGACGCTGGCAGCGCGTGGTCGCCGTCAAGCTACCATCAGCACCACAACCACCGTCGTTGCCACGTGCGTGCTGGAGCTGCGGATTCTTCTCTGAACGCACCAAATGCTGCAGGAAGTGGGATGCGGTCCCGCCGGTCGAAGTGCAGCACGCCGGCTGCGACGCGTGGACAGAAGATGATGTGCCTTTCTAACCTCAATCAATTCCAACAATGAGAACGCAAGCAACACCACCGGATCAGTACTTGGTGACAGATGTACAGAAGGCCGACATCAGAGAGCGCTTTACGTATCACGCTGCCAAGGAATTACAGCCGGAGCGCTACGCATTTCTGCGCAGCACAGCCGAAGTGCTCGCGCTCGATATCCTCAAGCAGGTTCCGCAGGGTCGCGAGCAGGCGCTCGCGCTCACCAAGCTCGAGGAGGCAATCATGTGGGCGAACGCCGGCATCGCGAGGGGCGAGTAGTTAGGTGACGCTTATGCTCGAGACCGCGCTCGCGTACGCGGCGCGCGGATGGCAGGTGCTACCGCTGCACACTATCCAACTGGGTGGCGGCTGCAGCTGCGGCAAACTCACGTGCGATCGGAACGCCGGCAAGCATCCGATCGCGCAGCTCGTGCCGCACGGCCTCACCGAAGCGACGTCGGACGTCGACACGATCCGTCGCTGGTGGACGGCTGCACCCTCTGCCAACATCGGCATTCGCACCGGTCGTGTGTCCGGAATCGTCGCGATCGACGTCGACGTCGCGCATCACATCGGGCACTTCGGCGACGAGACGTGGCGCGCACTCGAGGAGCTGCACGGCAAGGTGCCGGCGACGGTTGAGGCGATCACCGGATCCGGCGGCCGCCACATCCTGTTCGCGTATCCCGAAGATGCTGAACTGTTACTCAGTAAATCGAATGCGTTGGGCCCGCACGTCGACAGTCGCGCTGACGGCGGTTACATCGTCGTCGCGCCGAGTCTCCACAGATCCGGCAGCGAATACACGTGGGAGGCGAGCTCGCATCCGGACGACACCGAACTGGCGCCATTGCCCGATTGGATCCGCGTTGCGCTCACCGAGTCAGTTGCACCGGCGAGCATCCTTCCCGAAGAGACCAGGCTCGAGCCGGATCGCGTGCGCGAGCTCCGGTCCGCGCTCGCCGTGATTCCATCCGACGAGCGGGACACGTGGCTGCGCGTCGGCATGGCGCTGCATTCGACCGGCGCGGGACAACAGGCGTTCGGGATCTGGACCGAGTGGAGTCAGACGTCGGACAAGTACGAGCCGACGACGCAGGTAAAGACCTGGTCAGCGTTCAAGAGCGACCGCGGGAAGGCCGTTACTGCAGCAACGATATTCGCGATCGCGAAAGAGCACGGATGGGTGCCAGTCGAAACCCCGGCGCTCGTGCTGCCCGAAGTGCGTGCGTTCGCGCTCTCGCTCATGGATCCGACAGTCGCCGCACCAGCGATCGTGCACCGCGTTCCGGATCCGCCAGCCGAGATCCCGGCCGAGCTCCTGACACCGCCCGGCATCCTGGGCGACGTCGCACGTTACGGCGTCGAGAGTGCTGTGCGGCCGGTGCCGATCTTCGCGGTGCAGGCAGCATTGGCACTGGGTAGCGTCGTATGCGGACGCCGATTCGTCACCAACCATCGCAACTACGCGTCGATCTACCTGCTCAACGTTGCGAAGTCGGGCACCGGCAAGGAAGAAGCGAAGACGACGGTGGAGACCATTCTGGGCGCCGCCGGCATGCGAAAGCTGATCGGTGGATCCAGCTACACGAGCGGCAACGCCGTGTTCTCCGCATTGCTACGCAAGCCGCAACATCTCACCATCATCGACGAGTTCGGCAAGTACCTCGAGGCGGCGAGCGGCCAGCGCGACAGTTTTCGCGCCGATGCGCTAACGCAGTTGATGGAAGCATTCGGGCGCGTGCACGCCGACATGGCGACGCCGCAGTTCTCATCGATGACGCTATCGGCCAAGGCCGCCGTCGACATGGAGCCCAAGGTCATTCAGCGGCCGGCGATCACCTTGCTCGCAATGACAACGCCGAGCTCGTTCTACGCGGCCATGCGGAGCTCGCGCGTCCTGGACGGATTCCTCAATCGCTTCCTGGTCGTCGAACACGTGGGCCCCAGAATGCCGATGGCTGACTGGGCCGACGTGCCGGTACCGGAGCGCGTCGTCGCGTGGGTGCAATCGATACTGGCGCCGCGTGGCAATATGGATCAAGGAACGCCATTGGACCATTTAGCGGATCCGGAGGTCGTCGCGTTCACCGGTCCAGCGATGGGGCGCGCCAAGGCATTCGAGCGCGACATGCTGGCCCTGGCCGACCGGCTCGACATCGATGGACTGGGCGACATGCCGCTGCGTACGCGCGAGATCGGCATGCGCCTGGCCCTGATCGCGGCACTCGCCGAGTCGCCGGAGAGTCCGAGTATCACGGCCGATCTGATCGACTGGTGCTTCAGCTATGTCCGGTTCTTTCTAGATCAGACTGTGACGATGCTTCGTGACCGCGTTGCAGATTCCTCTGTCGAGAGAGTGCGCAACACCATATACTCGGCAATCAAGGAGGCAGGAGCGGAGGGCGTCGCCAATCGTGACCTGCACCGAGGGAAGCGGTTCATCTCGATCCCCAAGCGTGAGCGGATGGAAGCGATCGAGTCGCTACTCCAGGCCGAGCTCGTCATGTGGACCGAGATCACAGGTGGCGGACGCCCTCGCAAGGCGCTCGTCGCCGTTGCGCAGGACGATCCACACCAGGACGACCCGTCCGTGCTCCCCTTCTCGAAGGGGGCATGATGCTTCGGGCAGTTATGGCAGTGCCAAAAGTCGGGACTGTGTCAAAAGTCCCTTCTGCAAGTGCTTGGTATGACAGCACATAGAGACTTCTGGCACTTTTGGCACTTTTGGCAGTAGGCGCCTTTTCTGATCTCCTAGAGAGTTCAGAAAGCTCTCCCTGCGCAAAAGTGCCAAAAGTGCCAGAAGTCTCTTTATACATATATAAGTCTTTATAACACATACACTTACACTCACCACACTTTTGGCACTCATTCTGGCACTTGGCCACTTTTGGCACTTGAAAGTGATCACTTGCAGGATGAATGGAGATTCAGATGATCATTCGCACCTTCCGGGAGGTGCAGGCACCTTTGTTCGCTGGTCGGTCGTCAAGCGAGATCGAAGGACCAGCGACGGGCATGATCGCGATATCCCTACCGATGCCTCCCAACTTGGCGAACGAGCGCGGCCACTCCAGGTGGAGCAGCGCGAACAAGAAGCGGTACTTCAAGCAGGTGGACAAGCTCGTAGAGTGCAATCTGATTCCGGGCCCACCGCCCACGCCGCTCGAGCGTGTCGTCCTTTCAGCGTGGATGGGGCTGGGCGCCCACATGGATGACGAAAACGCCAAGCTGAGGGCGTACAAGTGGCCTGCGGATTATTTGCGCACACGCGGCTATATCGCGGCGGACGACCGTGCGCACTGCACGATGACGGATCCAGAGCGTGCCATTGTGCCGATCGCGAAACGCGGGTTGGTGATTACCATCACGCCGGTCAGCGTGGACACCCAGTTGACCACGAACAGGAGGACGCAACCTTAGATGGCCGAAAAATCGTCCACCATGATCGCGCCGCGTATTTCGACGCAGGCGTCGGCCCCGATCTCCGCCACCGCCGACCGCCCGCGAGCGATAACGTTCCTGTTCCCCGGCGAGCCGCTGGTATGTCCCAAGGGCCACAAAATCCCAACGGATTTTTGGATCCTGGGCGACACAATGCACCTGATGGGCGGCGCTCGATGCGACTTCATCGAGCCGCTCGTCCGGAACCGTGGCGAGGCACTGTCGGCCAAGGAGGCCCATCAGTACGAGTGCGGCGCGCACATCTTCTTCATCGCCCTGGCCGGCCAGCACTACGTGGTCTGCGAAGTCTCTCCACGCGAGCTGGCGGCAATGCAGAAGGATCGAATGACGCCGCTCCAGATCCGGGAATTCCTCGGGCTCGGGTTCGGTGCCTGCCACTACAAGCCAGGGTAAATTGAGAGGATCACACTCGGATGGAGAAATGGAATGGCAGGCAACCCGGCATGGGCGATCCCAAAGGTTGAAGAGATCATCGTCAAAGCGTGTGAGGATGGATCGATCACGATCGAGCAGTACGACGGAGGAACGCAGGAAACAGCAGTAATTCAGTTCTTCCCTGAGCACGTCGAGATGCTGAAGAATTTCCTGGATTTTGCATCTAAGGCGATCGATAAAGGGGAGCACCTGACGCCGCCGACCTGACGATTACCTCGTTTCCTCTACTCCGCTTCATGTTTCGCTTGTATCGTTAGGCAGTACCACAACTCCAAAGCCAGTTTCACTCGACGGCCGTCGCTCCTCATCCGAGCGCCGGCCGTTTTGCGTTTCCCTCAATCCACTGATGACGCAGCTGTCACGACCAACACCGCCCGCGGCACTGTTCGAAGACTTCCGCTCACGGTTCGCGCCGGCGGACGACTTCTGCGCGTGGATACGCGCGACGTTCCTGGTCGACGACGCACCGCTCCGGAATCCAGCGCACGCGCACCTCAATTCAGCGAGCATCGGCGTGCTCTGGACCAACGTCCCGAACCGCCGACAGATGCGGACTGTGATCGCGCAAGCCGAGATGCCGCCCGCTGCCAAGGGTGCATGGCCGAAGGCGCGCGAAGAGCAGCAGCTCGAGGAGTGGTTCGGCGAAGTGCCTGACTTCCTCATCACGTTCTCCGTCGAGATGTCGGCGTTCGACGACCGAACGTTCTGCGCGATCGTCGAACACGAGCTCTATCACTGCGCGCAGAAGCTCGACGCGTTCGGCTCGCCCAAGTTCCGAAACTCTGACGGTCGACCAGTCTTCGCGCTCAAGGGGCACGACGTCGAGGAATTCGTGGGCGTGGTCGAGCGTTACGGCGCGACGCCACAGGTCGCGAAGCTCGTCCAGGCGGCCAATGCCGGCGGTAACGTCGGGCTCGCGTCGATCGCTGCCGCGTGCGGTACGTGCCTCAAGGTCGCAGCCTGATGGCCAAACTCTCCGAAGCTGTGAAGGTGTTCATAGTCGAGCGTATCGCGCTCTACGAGACACCGACGCAGATCTGCACGGCCGCGAAAGAGGAGTTGGGCGTCGAGCTCACGCGCCAGCACGTGTGGACGTACGATCCGACCAAGCCGACGAACGCGGACCGTATCTCGAAGAAGCTGCGCGCGATATTCGACGCGACGCGGAAGCGGTTCACGGAGGAGATCGGCGACATCGCGATCGCGAACAAGGCCGTCCGACTTCGGAAGCTGGACCGGATGGCAACCAAGGCTGAAGAGAGCAAGAACTTCGTGCTGACTGCGGCCTTGATGGAGCAGGCGGCCAAGGAATGCGGCAACGCGTACACCAATCGCCACGAGTTCACGGGCAAGGACGGCGGTCCGATCGATAGCTCGCTCACCGTCCGCTTCGTGCGGCCGGCGCCGAAAGAGACATTGAACGAGCCGGCGAAACCGTGACTGCCGTCATGCCGGACACTGCTGGCCGCGCGGCGGATCTGCCAGAGTTCGCCGCGGAGTTGTTCGAGCCGCATCGCTACAAGGTGCTGTACGGCGGCCGCGGAGCCGCGCGCTCCTGGTCGGTGGCGCGTGCACTGCTTATCATCGCGGCGTCAAAGCCCACGCGCATCGGCTGCTTCCGCGAGGTGCAGAAGTCGATCGCTGCGTCCGTGCACCAGCTGCTCAAGGATCAGATCGAACTCCTCGAGCTGCCGGGATTCATCGTAACCGATCGCGAGATCCGTCATCGTAACGGTTCGCTCTTCCTGTTCGAGGGACTGAAGGCGAACATCACGAAGATCAAGTCGC